GGAAAGGCAAGCTCCAATGCTTCCAACCGTCGCTCCAAGCGACAGCCGAATGTGCAGGCTAAAGCGCAAAGACCCAAACGGCCGACTCAACCGGCGCGACAGCGTTCCCATGACGCTATGCGTGCTAGTCAGCCGAATATGCCAACCTCCGTGGCATCCTCCTACGGGACGATCACTCCGATGAGCACTGCCCTGCAGCGCAATACTCGTACTGGTCACCGTGTTGTTCACCGCGAGCTCGTGTCGGGTGCCATTGCTGGCTCCGTCGCGTATACCAAGCAGCTAGTTCTTCAGCTGAATCCTGGTCTCTCTGCGAGTTTTCCCTGGCTGTCGTCCATTGCCAGCCAGTTTGAACATTACACGATCCATAAGTTGACACTGCTCTTTGTGTCAACCAGTTCGACGTCTGCTACGGGTGCTGTGATCATCGCACCCGAGTACGACCCGACCGCCAATGATCCGGCGACCGAGACGAACATGACTCAGATGTCTGGTGCTATAGAAGCCCCATCTTGGCAGTCGTGTCGCGTCACGCTGGATCCGCAAGCCATGCATCCTGCAGGGCCCAAGAAGTTCACTCGACTAGGCAACATTCCCGGCGACTTGCGTCTTTCTGACGTCGGTAAGCTGTACGTAGCCTCCTCTGGTCAAGCCAACACTAACCCCATCGGTAAAGTGTGGCTTGAGTATGATGTCGAGTTCTTCAAGCCTCAGGACATCGCTGCTCTGACGCAGCAGTCGCGTCTCCTTACGTATGGCACCAATGCCGTCGCGGGAGCTCAGACCTTCACAACAACCGTCTCGACGAATGTCGTCTGCGGTCTCACCAACGATCCATGGGGGATTGGACCACAAGTCTCAGGTGTATGGACGATGCCTTACGGCACGTACGTGATACACGTGGATTTCGTTGGTGAGGACTCCTCAAATGAGGCGTTCACTGTGAAGTTGCAGCTGTACAGAAATGGTGGTGCGATCAGCAACCAGCAGGCACCGCTGATCATCGACACCCGGAATTCACTGGGGGCAGCTAATGCCTTCATACCAGTGCATCTTCACGGGGTTATGGAGTCCTCAGGTTCCGACACTTTGTCCATCGTCGCGAACCTGACTGGCAACGTAGGCGCTCTCACCTGCCCGGCAGGTGGGGTCTTTGTGTCGATCCAGGCTATCTAGCCCATTCGACACCAGTTCCGTTGTGTGTGGTAGGCGTGTACACGTCGCTATCACTTTAAAACTCAGCAGGCTGCTGAGACCATGTACGGTTTTCTGAAGAATCAGTCCACTAAGAATCAGCTGAAGGTACGCGCACCAGAGCAATGCGGCCTATATAGCGATAAACTTGAGTGTTCTTGAAGAAGGAGAACTACGAACGGTCTCGTAGCTCACTATGACTAGTTACTTTACCAGGGTATACGCAGCTGAAACGCCGTCAATGACGGAGCTAGCGGTACACCTGCAGTACTAGGTTGAGCATGTGGTACATTTGTGCACGTACTGCCACCACAAGACAACAGATTAGGCCCGCACCAGAGGTGCGGGCGGGGGGTGTCTGTCCTTACGACATCCCTTCTCAATTCGTCGGTATAGTGTTACCGGCTGGCTCCTTAAGGTAGGACCAGTTTGTTTTAACGTGGTTTACTCCACGGCTAAATCGTCAATTTGAG